CCTTCTGTTCGTACCGGGCCAATGCCTTGTCACGGATCCGTGTTGCATTTCCGACGAACTCTTCGCGGGCAGCAGGAAGGGCCTCGGCCACTGAAGCCGGTAGCCCTTCCTTCTCCCACTTCCTAATCCAGCCCTTGAGGGTCATGATCGGGATCCCCACGTCACGCGAGGTGCGCTTCATGTTCCCGCCGTTCGCCTCGTAGACGGTCTTGGCAGAGGCCTTGTCCGCGTCGGTGTAGACCCGACGTGCGGCCATTACTTCGCCTTCGCAGCAGGCTTCGGCTTGTTCGCCGCCACTTTGGCGAGTGCCAACTTCTGCTGATGGGCTGCGTCAGACTGCGCCATCTTCTGCTGATGCAGGTCGTGCGTGTGCTGCATCTGCTGCGCGGCCTGGGCCTGCTGTGACTCGTGCTGTGCAGCCGCCTGATCAACAGCGCCCTGAGCCTTGGCCATGGCGATGCTGTGCATGTCGACCTTCTGCTGCGCCATGAGCGCGGCGTCGGCCTGCTCGGTCTTCGCCTTGAGCATGATCGCGGCGGACTGGGCCAGCTGGTTACCTTCCTGTCCTGGCCCAGCCGCATCTGCATCAGGCTGATCGACGCTGTCGGACACCCAAGTCTCCAGAGGCGGTTCTGCAGTCTCCTCCGGGCTGACCATGATGCCCTGCCTCGACAGGAGCTTCGACGCAACGGTCGGACCCATCGTGGCCTTGATCTGGACGTTCGTGTTGACCTTGCCGGCCTGCATCTGACCGGGCAGTGCCATCTTCGCGTTGAGAGTCGCGTTCCAGTGATCCGTCATGGTGCGACGGACCTGGATGTCTAGACTCTCGAACTCGACCGACTTCATGAAGAAGCCGTGAACGTCGAGATGGACGTCGTAGTTCTCGCCTGCGTGCGGCTGAATTGATGCGCGGTAGATGATCTGCTGCGGATCGTCCTGCGGGCCCAGCGGCTGACCCGTCTCCGGGTTCATGCCCTGCTGGAGCTGCCGTTCGGTGTCCTCCACCGCAATCGCGTTGAGAGGCTCCCCGGCGATCATCTTGTCAATCTCGCGGTAGGCCTGCTCCTCGTCCGCCATGAACTGCGCGGCGAGGCCCTTCAGGTCCGCGATGTCGATGTACTTCCACGCCTTCTCCGCCGGGATGATCCCTGAGCTGATCCACCGCTCGATCTGTGCCTGCCGACCTGCCCGTGTGCGCGGGAGACCAGAGCCGGTCTCGACGTTGATCGAGACGCCGCCCTGGATGTCGGCCTGCGTGAACTTCTGAACCTGGGTCGCCCCACCCGATCCGCGGATCTTCAGGAGGCGAGGTTCGATGTAGTACCTCTGTGCAAACGCCAGCATGATCTGGCCGGCGCGAGCGAGCTGCTTCTCGATCAGCTTGATCGTCGGAGCCAGCCGGTCGGCTGAGAGCTCCTGGAGCAGGTCGATGGCGATCCCCGCCTCGACGTTCGGGGGCACGGTGCCCTCCGACACATCGGTCAGCGCGAAGATCTCCTTCATCCGCGTCGTCATCTCCTTGAGGTGATCGAAGATGTACGGCGGGATCGGCTTCGGCTGCTCGACCTCAGGCTTGAGGCCGGCGACCGGGTTGTACTCGTAGACCACACCCGGTTCGCTGGTGATGCGGGTTCGCAGGGATCCAGTCGGCGCCCAGACGCGCGGGCGAATCGTCAGGTTCTTCCACTCGACGATCTGCGAGATCGTCCGGTTGATCTCCTTCTGGATCGGGATTGCCTGCTCGACGAACGAGCCGTCGTAGATCTGGCCCGGGTTGCGAATGCCCGGGAACTTGATGAGCGGGAGCATCTGCACGGGGCAGGCGTCCTCCCACTTGTGGTCCTCCAGGATCTGGTTCGGCTCCTTGAGGAAGACCACGTACCGGCCGTCCGGGTTAGCCGCTGTAGGCAGGAAGTAACCACGGACGACCCTGCGGAGCGTCTTCTCGCCCGCGTTCGCACGGTCGTAGGTGAGCACGGCGTCAGGTGCGGAGGGTGTGGCGTCCGGCGGGACGTCGACACCCCAGCGAGCCTTGACCTCGTCCGGCTCCATGAACGACTCGATGAAGCAGTACTTGCAGTCCTCGAAGTGCTTGACACCGGGGTCGAGGAAGACGTGCATGGGCGAGACCGCCTCGACCTTGATGTCGCCTAGACTGACGACCTTCTCCTGCGGCTTGACGCCGACCTTCTGCAGCTGGGCGGTGAACTCCGCCTTCAGTGCGTCGTCGGTGATCGGCTTGCCGTCGGGACCGAGCAGGAACCGCATCTGCTTGTTCGCGTACTTGTCCCAGGAGATCTCCCAGTACCCCTGGCCGGCGATGATGCCCCAGAGGTCGCCCTCTTCCTGCTTGTCGTCGAGCTGGAACTCGTCCCACCACATCTCGCAGAGGCGCTCTGCCATCTGCGCTGCGCGGACGTCGTCCTGCGAACCAGACGCGGGAGTAGCCGTGATGACCGGCTTTGTCTTGGTGTACTTCGCCAGAAGCGAATGAGCACCCGTGACGATCTGGTTCGAAACGAGACGGACGCGGTAGCGGGGCTTGTCCCCGTCCTCGGTGGGGAGACGGTGCAGCTGACCGAGGGCCCGGTTGAAGTAGCTGTACTGGTCGCCCTTGTAGAAGGCGAGGTTCAGCTTCCACTGGTTCTCCAGTCTCTGCCGTCCCTGCCTGAGCAACTCGAGCCTGGCGACTAGGTCGCTAGCCGTCTTGAGCTGAGACGTCGGCTGCGCGCCCGGTGCATACGACTGCGCTTGGGCTGTCTGAGCCGCCAAGTTTCACCTCCCTAGGCCCCGATGCGGGGATAGTCCGAGCCGTCGAAAGCGACTTCGGTGTTGATGGCGCCCGCCGACGCGAGGATGCTTTCGAACTCCTCGGGGTCGATGAGTCCGTTGTCCAAGGCAAACTGAGCGTCCTCGGCCTCCTCGGGCCAGACGGTCGCTTTCGGGTTGCCTGTCGGCAGGTAGTTACTGACGAGATCCAGCCGCTCGGTGAGAACGGCGTTCTTGGTTGCGAGCTCCTCGCGCGTGCGTCTCAGTTCGTGGACTTCGTCCTGGAGCATGTCCTTGTACGGACGGAGCGCGTCGAGCTCCCTCTTCGTGGCGTCTAGCTCGATCTTGAGCGTGGCGATCTCGATCTTCGCGTCGAAGAGGGCTTGCTTGGTTCCGAACACTAGAGGACCTCGTCGACGAGCCCGTACTTGAGAGCCTCGTCGCTGGAGAACCACGCCTCTTTGCGCTCGAACATGTTGCGGAGCTTGCGCTCGGTGATCTTGCCGCCGGACCGTGAGACGAAGATGTCGACCACCCGCTTGGTGATCTTCTTGGTGAACTCCACCTCGTCCTCGACCTCGGCCAGCTTGCCGATGGCGCCGAAGCTGATCTCGTGGATGTGGAAGTACGACTCCTTCCCCATGCGCCGGACGTCGCCGGCCTGCAGGAGGATGCCCGCCATGGAGGCGGAGAAGCCTAGATCCGTGGTCACAACGGTGATGCCCCGCCTACTCAGGGAGCGAAGGAAGTCGAAGAGCGCCATCCCGTGCAGGACATCGCCGCCCGGGGAAGTGAAGACGACCTCGTAGCTGAGGTCCTTCAGACCCTCGTCCAGGCGCGCCCACTCTTCGAGCGTGGCCATGCAGGTGCCGACCTGAACAGCGTTGACGCTGCCCGTGAAGCGGTAGACACGGCGGTTGTAGTCGTTGACGAGCTCGGCGTCCCGGATCTCCTGGACCTGTTCCAGGCGGATCGCCGCCTCCTTCGCACGACACTCGTAGCTGCGGGCTTCTGCGGTCACCCGGCGTGCTTCGGCTTTCGCCTTGGCGGTCTCAGCCTTCGACTTCTCAGTGTCAGCCTCCAGCTTGAGCCGCTTCGCTTCGACGTAGGCGGATTCCATTACGCCTCCGGCGGAGCCTCGGCTGCCTCCGTCGCCTTCGGCTTACGGGACGCCTTCGGCTTTGCAGCCTCGGCCTCCACGGCCGCAGACTCAGCCGCGACCACGATGGGGGCCCGATCCGATACGGCACGCAGTGACTCGGCCGTCAGGCCGGACACGCGCTCTTCGACGTAGTCGAGCACGGCCGCGAAGCGACCCTCGACCTCTGCCGACTTCTGGGCCGCTGCCTTGACGGTCTCGTCCGCGTAGAACCCGCAGACGCCGGCCGCTGCGCGCACGCAACCCTCGCAGATGTACTTGGCCCCGCCCAGGTGCGACGGGAAGCCGGGGGTGAAGCTGGTGAGCGTGTCGACGTAGCCGGTGCCCTCGTCGGGCGTGCGCTCGCACACGAAGCAGATACCCGGGGCACCCATGGTGCTCCGGTCAGGGAAGTACTGCACTACCAATCGCCTCCAAGATGCTCGTCCAGGAACGAGTCGCTTTCCTCGTCCCAGGGTTTGGGTAGGAGCCGGCGTGCGAGTTCGTCCATGCTGCCGGCTGGATGCACCTCGGTATCGGGTGCAGTAAAGTCACCGGGGAGGATCGCCCCCGCCATGCGGAGTGCGATCTCAACGGCGTCTAGACAGTCGTCGTCCGGGTTGGAGCGGGTGCTGTCGTAGTCGATCCACTCGTTGATGAAGTCGTAGTGGGTCTTCTGAATCTTGATGCGCCCCGTCCGAAACAGCGGGGCCATGCTGAGGATGCGGATGTGCTTCTTGCCGGTGGCCAGCATCGGCACGATGGGCAGGAAGCCCGGGATCCGGAGCGCCTGCTGCGAGAACGCGAGCTGGTACGCGACCGACTCGACCGCGATGAACATTGGCTTCCAGCTCACCGCGAGCTCCTCGATCTTCTCGATCTGCTCCGGGAACGGGATCCGGTCCGCGAACATGTCGAGCAGGTATGCCTGCGTCTTGTCCTTGGTCACCCCGATCACCGCGATGGCACAACGGTCCGCCTCGTCGGCCAGTGAGACCGCCGGGTCCATGCCGATGTAGACGTCGAGGTCGATGGCCCGTCCCTCCTCTGGAGACTTCCGGGGGAGCTCGTCGACCGTGTAGTACTTGAGCCAGTCGCCGTGCAGCTCCTTGCCGGCCATGGAGTCGAAGGACGCCATGTACTCCTGGCGGAAGAGCATCGGGTGATACGTGACCAGCAGTTCCTCCCACTCCTCCCGAGGGAAGGCGGGGTTGTCGATGGAGCGGTACTCGACCCGGAGCTGGTCGGGGGACTCGATGGCCTCCGGCTTCCAGAACTCCTTGTAGAGCCAGTTCTTGCCGTCCGGTGTGGTCGTGCTCCAGAAGAGCCCGAGCTTGTCGGACAGCGCCGGACGCGAGACCTCCCACGGACGCTTGCTCGGGATGAACGCGGCCTCGTCGTACCACATGATGTCGAGACCCGCGCCGCGGAGGGATTCAGGGTCCTCGGCGGAACGGAAGTGAACGAAGGAGCCGTTCGCGAACTCGAACCAGTGGTTGCCGCGGTTCTCCTTGTACTCGACGCCGTGTGTGAGGCCCGCCATGTTCAGGACCTCGCGGAACCACACGAGTGCGGGCAAACCTGTCGGGAAGTCCTTGGTGACCACCCACACTGTCAGGGGCCTGGTGCTCCGCTCTCGGTGCGCGTCCCAGTGGAATTCCTCCGGGTGCAGCACGTAGAAGGCGAGCTCCCAGGCCGCTGACATTGTTTTCCCGCCACGCCGGCCTGCAACCAGGTGGCGGTACCGGCAGAGACCCCGTTCAGGGTCGTCGCCCTTCCAGCCCGAGTGGAAGATGGTCTGCCAGTAGTGGGGCGTGTAGCCGTTCCGCATGAACCACGCGAACTTGGTGGCGCATGGGGCGACTCGTTCGCCCACTTCCTCAGGACCTAGACTGATCCCCCGCCCATAGTGGTATCCGGGCAAGGGCTAGCTCCTTTGTTGGGGTTACGCGGCTATCCGGCCCGCCACGCCGACGTGACTGTCAGCGAGGTCGGTGCCGAGACGTTTCCGGCCGCGTCGTATGCGGTGACTGCGATGGTGTGACTGCCCC